AGAAAGGACTACATGCCGGTGGCTGTACTACTTTCTATACCCCTAAAGGATGGGAAGAACATTGGCGTAAACCTGTGGGCAAGAATGTAGAGTTAGTTGTTGTCTATGAAGGTTCAGATTTAGGTGAATACTTTTCTTACGATTATGCTCACCCAGATTATTCTACTATAGAAAAAATGGTTAAAAAATTGAAAAAAATTGGCCTTTATTCTGAACAGATTACAAGTTGGTACTCAGTAGTACTTATCGATAATTAAACTAGGAGAAATAACTATGCCTAAAAAAATGATTAAAAAATTCACCGATAAAGAATCAAAAAGAGCATTCAATGTTGAAATTGTACTGCACGACACAACAGAACCTAAATTCTTAGGTAAATACGGTATTCATTTCTATGATGCTACCCATGCCGGTAACGGCAAAGGGGATAATTGGGATGAAAAAGGCCAACCAACAGGAGGTCATTATGCCCTTAATACTATTCTTGGTGTTGACGAACGCGACAAAAAACCTATGGAATTAGCAGAAACAGGGTTATGTCTACACGGTGGTGTTCCAGAATGGAATGTATCAGCACACACAATGAACCGGGTTCTTATCTGGGCATTAAAACTTATTTCTTAGGAGAATAACTTAGAAACTCTTTCTAATGACCTTAAACCGGGTAACGGTGGCCTTTAGTATCTCACTACAGCCTCCTTGCCCGGCATCTGAACTCAAAGTATTAACTAAAAAATATCGTTGCTTATCCTGTCTGACAAGCCATCCTATGCTACGGCATTCAATTGGGTCTTCTAGAAAGTCAGACTCCTCAGTCCAACCCCCGGATCCTGCGTGGTCTAGCCATCTAATTTCGCACAGTTGATATTTTTTATACTTGTAAGGCATTTATAATTCCGTTGACTGCAATTATTGCTAATAAAATTTGTAGTCCTACTAAGTAATATGCATTTTTCCAATATGCCCACACGGCCCATAATAAATCCGCGAAAAATGAAATTATCCAACCCCATAAATAATGCTGTTCCGAAATTAAATACACAGCAACAACAGTTATAACGGTGGCGAATACCTCAAGTTTCAATATCACAATTTAACTTGTGCTTGGTATTCCTTCATAGATTTACTTTCTTGATGCCACTTATGACAATCGTTGCAACTTTTTCGCCTGTATGCCCTTGTTAAAGTAAACTTTGGTTGAGATCTAAATATAGTATTGTCTGAACCGCAATTTGGGCAACAATCTGTAGTTCCTTGCCAGAAGTTCATATTTGGGAATTGTTTCATATAGGGCCTGAGTTTGGTAAAAACCCTCTCAAGACTTTTGATATCACCACGACAGTAATGAACCATATCCTTCAAACTCTTAGTTCTAGTTTTTAAATCACTATGCTTAGATACAATATCCTTCCACATAGCAAAGCCACGATGCTCTACCTTACCGGCCCCGGATAAATGCCTGTCTAGAAAATCTAGCCTGAAGTAATCAAAGCCAAACTTTCTAGCTTGCTTTAAAGTGTCTACTACGGTTAGCTTTGGTAAAGGCTTGAGTCCGTAGTAAATTGCTCTAGATTCTAGCTTAGGTATGTCAAAGCGATCACCATTCTGGTGGACTAATATGTGGTTATTTTCAGCACAGTCCATCAACATTTTATGTAATTCCGTTACAACCTTTTTATCGTTCCGTGGTTGCCGGGGATTAATTTCTACGCTGTGTATAGTTTTATTGCCACTATACTTCCATGCGCCACATATTAAAGTCGTTGGTTCTATTACACAGTCATGTGTAATGTAGTCTGTTTTAGCTTGAAACTGGAGGCACTCCATAGGCGCAGTTTCAATATCCCAGAAAATGAACATGCTACCAAGAGCCTATAACAAACCCCATAGCAAAATACGAGGCATACCAGATAAATCTAGGTAGACTTTCTAATATAATATTTGTGTCTGTCCACAATTCTTTAAGTCTCTGTAGCATAATTTTTATTCCTGATTCTGTTAATTCAATTAATTCTTTCATTCGTAAGTCATTGTTTCTTCGTTATTCTGGTAGATGCTGTACTATCTCTTTTCAATATAAATGCGAATTTCGGCCTCTCAGGAGGTCATTTAGTTAGACCTTTTACTTTTTCTACGGTTCTAAGCGATCCAAGACCTAGCATACCTAGTAGGACGGTCATTAAAGACTCCATATCAAAAAATGGAAGGTCTGGTATATCGACACCGGCAAATGCACATACAAACATAACAAATGGTGCAAGTACGAAATGCCAGATCATCGCTATTGATAATCCCCAACCTAAACAGGGCCTCCAACCTGCGACAAACAATGACCTGTGTTGAGCCTCGGCCTTATTGATTTCTAACTGCCCTTTAGACAGTTCCAAGGCATGACGTTCTGCCATAGTTGAAATCTCATGGGCAAGTTTCGCCTTCTGGTCTTTGTCTTCTATAAATTTATCTAATAACGATGCAACCGGGCCTATTAATGCTTGGATCATTTCAATCTCGCTATTGTTTCATTTGGTAACATTTGTCTCACCTTACAATGAGGTCGAACATATTTAATTCCTTTATCCTTAAACGTGGCATTTAAAAAATCTTTGAATCCTTGATTCGTTTTAAACTTGGCACACTCTATCGCTGTTGGGAAAAAGTAGCTTGTGTTTACCTCGTCAACTCTCCCATCATAATAATAAAGTACTAGGATAATGACGAATTTACTCATTTACCCCTGAACCAATAAGTCCATTTCCTCTGCTGTTCTGTTCTTTAGTTGTTCACCACGCTTTGAACTCATTAGTTCTACTCCGGCCCCGATCCAATCATTATTTTGAACTGCTGCAATCATGCGTTTGAATTTCATAAATCTGTTTCTTCCTAGATTAAACATAACGCTCGTTAAGGCTGTCTTTCTGTTATCGCTAAAACTTTTCCAATCTGCAAATATTTGATCTAAAGCACACGTTGCCCATTCAATATCATTTTTTAAACACAATTCTGCCGTACATTCTGTAGGGCCATCCTCTATTAATGCGACTATCTCGTCTGGCATGAATGGAGTGCTGTCTATATTTCTACCATAAAAAACTGTTCTTTTACCGGCTGTACACTTGTAAACCTCTAACCTCAGTCCTTCGTGCTTTTTGATGAAGTCAATTAGGCTCAATGGATTGAAGTAGATTCAGGTTCAGCAACATAAATGACCTCATGTGTGGTCATTAAATTACGAATCTCTGTAAAAATTAAATTGTTGTAAGTTACTTGTGCCGTTAAATGATTAATGGCATCTATCAATTCTGTATCATTTTTCATAGGTGCAGTTCGCCTACAGACTCTTCAAGAATCTGTACATTTTCAAGAATATCATCGAAATATTTGTCAGTAAGGTCATATCGCTTTTGGGTTAGGGAATTTTTTCCGTTCTGGACTAGGTTGACTATTTCATCGATAACTTCTTCTCTGGTTTGCTCGTCAGATAAAGACATAATTATGAGAAAATTTAACTATACTATATGTATAGTTACGGAATACTATTTTGTCAAGCTATTCTTTATGGTCTACTTTGACCGTTTCTTCTTTGATTGATTCGTCTGCTAACTTGTAATAATAGCTGTTTGAAGGGATGAAATTTTTACTCTCTATTTTTTCTCTTTTGGAAGCATCTTTGACAACAAGGGTGCTACCATATCTGTATTTTTTAACTGCCGGGGAGCAATCATTACAAATATCAGATTTCGCATGAGTACCAACCCCTTGCTTAAAAAAAATAGTATCTTTTTTCTGGCGACATTTCACACAGGTTTTTGTGTAAGGATATTTACGCATATCTTTTAAAAACTAACCGCCACAGCCACGACCTGGTTATAGATACAACAGTAAAAATTAAAGCAATGCCTAAACTATCTAGGATAGTTGGGTGTAAGCCAAATAACGGAAATATATAGATTTGAATTAATACGGCTAAAATAAATCCAGAACCAACATCAATTAAACTTTCAATGAAACTATTCACAAGCCACAATGACCATCGCATTCATTACCAAATAAATTTAAATTTTTATTCTTATCAAATTCAACCTCACTTATTGGTACACAACTTCTGTGTAGATAAGGCATACTTTGTAATGAATCACATTTTTTCGATTTGTCTTGTAATTTTTTTTCAAAATCAACTGCAAATTTAAAATCTTCCGGGGATTCTTTTTTTAAACGTATCCACTCTTCATCACTATGAAATGGGCAATAACTACATGCTGACCGGGGAGGCTCTTTGTAACCTTTTTGCTTCATCCACTCATAGCAATGTAATCTGGTTATATCATTGTCAACCAATGGGTAAACATTCTTTATATGTTTGTCTCTACTTGGTTTCATTCTATGTGCCTCGTCCAAAGATATGCCCATTAAATTATTAGCATAAACTCCCTTTGGCACTCGTTGGTATTTTTTATAACCAAGCAATTCTTTGATTTTTCTTACAACAGGAACAACTTTAAAATCCTGTGTACATGCTCTCCAGAATAAACCTACCGTTCCGTCACTATTTTTTGCAAATGCAGGTATGATGGGTTTAACATAATATTTACCAGTAGCAGAATGGTAACGATCTTTTAAAACACTCTCAGTCAGGCTACCGGCAGTTACAACATGAACAGGGAATGAATATGGCAGTTTAGCAATCTCTTCTTTTAAATATTCTAACCAAACATACACATTTTTTGGCTCTGCTTGTGTATCTGAAAATACTGCTCCTGATACTTTATAATCTATTTCACCATGTGCTGCCATCAAAGCAAGAGTGCTTGACTGAACCCCGGCCCCAAGGCTAATAATATTTATAGACTCATTGGTATCCGTCAAATTCAATTCTCCCTAATTTTCCCTCTAACCTGATGTCTCTCATTTTTGTAAGTTGT